AAGCATCCAACAGATATTTACAAATTGAAAGTGAAATACTTTCATTAGAAAACGACGTTAAAAGAAAAAAATCCGAGCTACAACAAATGAATGATTCAATTGTTCAGATGATGGAGCAACGCGGAGTCAAAGAGATTAAACTGACGAGTGGTGAAGCAATAAGTTATAAACCCTTTTATAAAGCGAGCATCACTAAAGATAATGAAACAGAATGTTTTGGATGGTTAGAAAAAAATAACCACGATGAACTAATTAAAAACATTGTGTCAGTGAGGTTTGGTAAAGGAGATAATGATCAGGCATCTAAGTTGGTAGAAGACTTAGAGCAAAATGGTTTAGCTCCAGACCAAAAACGCAAGGTCGAACCTATGACCTTGAACGCCTTTGTTGGCGAACAAATAAATAAAGGAACCGATTTACCTATAGATATATTTAATGTGTATATGGGTAACAAAGTGAAAATTAAAAAAGGGAAATAACCATGAACGATGTAACGAAAAAAAAGAAAAGTGAAATATCGACTAATGTTGTAGACTTTTCAAGCCACATTGGTGTTGGCTTTGAAAATGTTGGTGCGCAAGAAATGGCAATACCATTTTTAAAAATTGCTAGCTCTCAAACACCAGAGATTAAAAAATCAAATGCTAAGTTTGTAGAAGGACTTGAGCAAGGTGATATTTTTAATTCTGTTACAAAAGACTTTTACAAAAGCATAACTGTAGTTCCATGTGCCTTTAGAGTACGTGGGGTAGAGTGGTCACCTTTAGGTGAAGGGACTGGTGCACCTGTAAAAATTTATAAGCCTGAAGACATGCCAGCTTTAACGCGTGGCGCGGATGGGGAAGATCATTACATGATTAATGGAGCGATCTCTCCTACCTACATTGTTACGACGGCTGAATATTTTGTTTTACGAATTAATGATGATGGATCGTTTGAGCGATGCCAAATTATTATGCAGAAGACACAATATAAAAAATCCCGTTATTGGAATACAATGATGATGAATCAGAAAATTAAATCCAGTGATGGGTCACTAAGAACATTACCTATGTTTGCAAATGTATACAAAATGGAAGGTGTACAAGAAGCAAATAAAAAGAATGATTGGTGGGGATGGAAAATCACCTTGGATAAATCAGTCAATGATATTCCTAATCCATCTTATATTGTGGAGGAAGCTAAACATTTTCATGAGCTTGTGACATCAGGATCTATCGATCCTGCTCCAGAAGCAAATAGTGATAATGACGATAACGAAATGAAAAACGTGACGCCTAATATGGATAGTGGCGTTTTAGGTTCGTAATCACCTTAATTATCTAGGTTAGGGGCCTTCAAGGCCCCTAGTTATTTTATTATTATTTATGAAAGTAGAAAAATTTAAAAATATATTTGATGGGTTAGATAGAGCTCACGGTTTTTATGAGTACACCCAAACAAAACAAAATGGTAAGCGTGATGGACGCATGCGTACAGTGCATGAAGAACCTACTTTACAAATGTTTCAAGATCATCTTGAAGGAAAAGATCGTGCTTTAGGTATTGTTCCCATTCGAGACGATGCAACTTGTACGTGGGGCTGTATTGATATTGACGAGTACCCTTTGGATCATAAAAAAATATTATCACAAATACGAAAATACAAACTACCATTAGTGATGTGTGCCTCCAAATCTTTTGGCGCTCATCTTTTTTTATTTTCCAAAAATCCACAACCTGCTTTTCTGTTTGATGAAAAGTTAAAAGAAATACGCGCTCATCTTGGCTATGCAAAAGCGGAGGTATTTCCTAAACAAATTAAACTCTCTGATGAACAAGACACTGGATCGTGGCTAAACTTACCTTATCACGGCGAAACACGGTACGCGTTTCTTGATAATGGTGAAGGTGCTACACTAGAAGAATTCTTTGAGATATATGACAAATATGTCTGTGATGATATTGGTAAAATATTAATACAGGTAGAAGATAATAACATGGCTGATGGCCCTCCATGTTTAGAAATTTTAACGGATCAAGGCTATCCAGAAGGGACAAGAAATAATGGATTATTTAGTGTGGGAATTTTTTATCGTAAGTCTAATCCTGATGACTGGAAGAATTTATTAGAAACATATAACCGCGAATACATGGATCCACCTTTAAATACTAATGAGGTAGGTATTATTATGAAACAAGTTGGTGCTGATAAAGCTGATGGTACCATGAAATATATGTATAAATGTAATGATCAACCTATCGCTAGTGTTTGTCAAAAAGCTAAATGTAAATTAAGAAAGTTTGGTGTGGGTACATCAGGTCAAGATCATCCTGTATATGCGAACCTACGTGTCACGGATCGCGAACCACGTATTTGGTATCTTGATATAGACTCTCATCCAGTAGAGACACAAGTACAAGATGAAATAGAATATCATCATCGTTTACGTAAATTAGTTAAAAGAAAATTATTACGTTACATACCTATGATGAAACAAGCTGACTGGGAAGAAATACAGTCAGGATTATTTGAAACAATTACTACAATTAATATGCCTGAAGATGTATCGAAGGTGGGTGAGTTTAAAGATTATTTATTTGAGTTTTGTACCGCAAGAGGTGAGTCGTTTGATATTGATGAATTGGATATGGAAAAACCTTATACTAATGCGGAAGAAAATTCGACATACTTTCGTTTACGTGACTTATCAAAATGGTTAGAGAATACCAAAAATTTTAAAGAGAATAGATCTTGGTTAGTTCAACGAATAAAAGATTTAGAGGGTATAGATGTGATGGTATATCCAAAAGGAATACAAACACGTGCGTGGAAAATACCTGCATATACACAGCCTAAAAATATGCAAAAGATGCCTGATTTAAAAACAGAAGAAAAAACAGATAAAGATATTTTAGGAGGAACTGAAGATGAGGTTGTACCATTTTAATGATTAATATAATTGTAGGACCTCCTGGTACAGGCAAAACAACAGAGCTGTTAAATATATGTCAGCAAAAAAAAGAACAGGGTGTTCCTTGGGAAAGAATTGGTTTCTTTTCTTTTTCTAAGAAAGCAGCATATGAAGCTAAGGATAGAGCAAGACATAAGTTTCAAGCAAGTAGAGATGATTTAACTCACTTTAGAACGTTACATAGTTTTGCTTTTAGACACCTAGCTGTTAAGGAAGATAACTTAATGAAACAAAAACATTGGAAAGAGTTGTCTTCAAAAATTGGTTTTAATTTAGTTTTTAATGATAACGATGATTCTGTTTATACAAACTCTAATCATAAGTTTATAAATTTAATTAACAAAGCGCGTTTAAAAGATATTAGTTTAGCAGAAGAGGTTAGACTTTATCCTGATCCTATTAACATGGTTACATTAAATTATTTAAATACAGTTATTAATAAATATAAAAAAGTTAATGAGCTTTACGATTATACAGATATGATTGTTGATTACACAACTGACACAGTTTCGACACAGTTTGATGTACTCTTTATAGACGAAGCTCAGGACATGCCTCGCATTCAATATAACATGGTCGATAAATTAATTAGTAATAGTAAAGAGGTTTACATTGCAGGTGATGATGATCAAGCTATCTTTCGTTGGTCAGGCGCTGATGTAGATAAATTTATATCTCTACAAGGAACAGTAAAAGTTTTAGATAAATCGTATCGTTGTCCGCGAAGAGTGTTTCGATTAGCTAATAATATTATAACTAAAATACGAAATAGGCGTCCTAAAGTTTGGCAACCAAAAGAAGATGAAGGTAAAATATATCGTATACCACATTTACGTCACATTGATTTATCTTCTGGCAACTGGTTGATCCTTGGCAGAACAAAAAAAATAAGAAATGAAATGATAGAAGAAATACTTTTAGAGCAAGGACATTGGTATGGTAGAGGTGAGCATAGACCAGTGTCTACGACTGTTTTAGGGGCTATCGATGTATGGAAAAAATTAAAGTCTGGTAACACGGTTACATTAACCGAGGTTAAAACTTTATATAATAAAATAAAAACTAAAGTTGGAATTAAACATGGTCACAAAACAATGAAAGTGGAGAATGATAAACAATTATTTTCATTACAGCAACTAAAAGATCATCATGGTTTACTTGTCGATGGAGAATGGTGGGATGTACTCAGTTCTTTAACACCTTTTGAAATTACTTATTTACGGCGGCTTGAGAAAATAGGTGAAGACATAACAGCAGAACCACGAATTCGTGTTTCAACAATTCATCAAGCTAAAGGCGGAGAATGTGAAAATGTTATTGTGTTATTAGATTTAGGAAAGATTGTTTACAGATCTTATTTAAAAAATCCTGATGATGAACACCGTGTTTTTTATGTTGCTGTCACCAGAGCTAAAAACAATTTGTATATTGTTGAGGCTCAAAAACAACAAGGTTACCGAATGTACGGTGATGAAAGGATGCATGATGATTTATAAAAAAATACTTAACAAAGCCATTGAATTGATCGGCGGAGCACGAAACACGGATTACGGAGATCGGGTTACCAATCATCAAAACATTGCTAACTTATGGTCTGCTTTTTTACAGAAAAAAATATCAGCTCATGATGTAGCAATTTGTATGGCTTTAGTTAAAGTAGCGCGTCTCATGCATAGTCGTAAATCAGATAGTTATGTAGACCTAGCAGCGTACGGCGCAATCGCAGGGGAGATAGCCGAACGTGAGGAGAATAAAGATGCAGAATAATTTTGGCTTTACAAAATCCGAGTGGGTACCACCTCATGAACTACCTGATATTACCGATGCAAAGGTTATTGCTTTTGACTTAGAAACATATGATCCACAATTAAAAACGACTGGACCAGGATGGACAACTAAAACAGGGCATATCATTGGCGTAGCGGTAGCCGTGGATGGTTGGAAGGGTTACTATCCTATTCGTCATGAGAATGGTTTTAATTGGGATAGAAGACGTGTCTTAACATGGATGAAAAAGTTAATGCAAACAGATGCTATTAAAGTAGCTCATAATGCTATTTATGATTTAGGTTGGTTATATGCAGAGGGCATAGATGTAAAAGGTCCAATAGTTGATACAATGTTAATGGCTCCTATTTTAAATGAAAATAAATTTTCTTATGCATTAAGTGCAGTGGGAAAAGATATGCTTGGTGAAATAAAAAATGAAACACTTTTAAAACAAGCGGCTACTGAGTTTGGTATTGATCCAAAAAACGAAATGTACAAGTTGCCTGCAATCTTTGTAGGTGATTATGCGGAGCAAGATGCAGACTTGACTTTACGACTGTTTCATCACATGCGACCACTCATTAAAAAACAGAGCCTAGACACAGTGTATAAATTAGAGATGAATCTTATACCTATTATATTTGAAATGACAAAACGAGGAGTTAGAGTTGATAGAGAAAAAGCAAGACGTTATAAAAAAAGTTTTAAGAATACAGAAAAGAAGATACTTGATGAAATATTGGCAGACACGGGTATTGCAGTTGATGTTTGGGCTGCGGCTAGCGTTGCAAAAGTATTTGATAAACTTAAAATAGATTATCCGAGAACAGAAAAAACACAGGCACCTAGTTTTACTAAAGATTTTTTGATCCATCATTCACACCCAATTGCTAAAAAGATTCAGAGTGCTAGAGAGTTTAATAAAGTGCAATCAACTTTTATTGATACTATTTTAAAACATGGTGAGTCAGGACGCATTCATGCAAGCATTCATCAGATGAGAGATGGTACATCAGGAACAGTGTCAGGTCGTTTTAGTTATTCTAATCCAAATTTACAACAATTACCTTCTCGTAATAAAGAAATTAAAAAACAAATACGAGGATTGTTTTTACCTGAAGAAGGTGAGACATGGGGATCTTTTGACTATAGTCAGCAGGAACCACGGATCGCGTCACACTTTGCTTCAAGCTTGGGGTGTGAAGGAGCTAAAGATGTTGTGGAAGAATATCAAAAAAATCCTGATGCAGATTTCCATAGTATAGTAGCAAACATTGCTAACATTGGCAGAGATCAGGCAAAAACTATTAACCTTGGATTATTTTATGGCATGGGCGTTAACAAACTTTCCAACGAATTGCAAGTGAACGTTGATGTTGCAAAAGAAATTTTAAAGGAGTACAATTCTAAGGTACCGTTTGTTAAGGAATTAACTAAACGCGTATCAAACTTCGCCAATAGTGAGGGTTACGTCTCAACAATCAAAGGTAGAAAATGTCGTTTTGAGTTATGGGAACCGACCACTTTTGGCGTGTTCAAAGCTCTACCAGAAGATCAGGCAAAAATAAAATATGGTAAGCATCACATTTTACAAAGAGCTGGTACTTACAAAGCATTAAATAGATTGATACAAGGATCAGCGGCGGATCAAACAAAACAAGCAATGATAGAATTGTATAAGGAAAATTTAATTCCTCTAATACAAATTCATGATGAGCTCACATTAAGTTTTAATGGTGAAGAAAAAACTAAAAATAAAATAATGGAACTAATGGCACATGCTGTAAAATTAACAGTTCCAAGTAAAGTTGATTGTGATTTAGGAAAATCTTGGGGTGATGCTACTTAGAAATATTGGCGGTTTTCTGCGGTAAAATAGATATGTCTTGCGTATGATATAATATTATATAATATATACTTATAATTTAGAAAGAAGGAATTATGAATAATATATTAAAAGAAGACTTATTTAAAATAATTGGCCCAGAATTTTTCTCTGCAATTTTTACTAAGAAGAATGGTGAAGAGAGAAAGATACTTGCTAAACTACATGTGAAAGATCAAAAGTTTTTTGCAGGTGGTGAATTACTTGGTGACAGAAATCATTTATTAGAATGTATTGATGTTAACGTTCTTAAAAAAGTTGATGATCCAAAAAAAGCTTGGAGATCAATACAACTAAATAATTTAATCAGCCTTAAAATAAAAGGTGTTGAATATATCAAGAAAGGAGAAAGTCATGCACAAGCAGCTTAATTTTATTGAACCAGTACAAATAGAAATGGATTTTAATGTTCCGTTTACTTTTAAAGATAGCATTGCTAAAGTATCTAGAAAAAATCCAATGAGAGGATCTATCTTACAAAGTTTCTTAGGGGATATTTGTCAGAATAAAAAATCTTCTTTTACTGATTGGGTATTAGATGCTAAAGAAGAAGAGCAAGAACAGGAGGATATATAAATGCATCCTGAAATAAAACAAGAAATTAAACTTTTAAAAGAATCTATAGCTCACTATGAAAGTGAGCTAAAGAGGCCTGTGTGGAATTATAAGTTTGATAAAGAGGATAGTCATACAAGAGCTAAAAGACTCATCCAATTTAAAACAAAACAATTAGTACAATTAGAAAGTTGGTATGAATGAGTATTAAAACTATACCTGCAGACCCTAATTCTAATGATGAAATATTAGAAGTGCCTCAATGGCTTTTAGATCATGCAAATAAAGAAGATAAATCAAAACCTATTAAACAAGAGGCACCCAAGATTGTGGTGCCTTCATTACCAATATCACCTAAACAAGAAAAGAAAAGACGGCAACAAGATCTAATGTCTTTTCTTGCTAGCTTAGTTGATACTGGTTTAAAGAAAAAACCACTTATTGCTAAGAT